GCTAAATTCTTACACCGTCAGTTGAAAGGATAAAAGCCAAATGGCGAATCCACGTAAGCCAAGCCACCTAAAAGCGGTGCAAGGTACTGATAGACCTGATCGCGCAAACCCTAACGAGCCTGTTGCATCAACTGCCATTCCCGTTGCGCCGGATTATCTCTCCGGTCGTGCGGTTGAGAAGTTCTTGCAGTTGTGTGCGATCCTTGATGGGATGGGTATTGCGTCACGCGATGACAATGACGCGCTGGCGATGCTCGCGGGCTTGCTGATCGAAATTGAAGAAGACGCGATTCTGCTGGAAAGCGTGGGTGCGTTCTACATGCCCTCAGAGGAAAGCGGGATTATCCGTGCGCACCCTGCGGTATCGCGGCTTTCCACTAATCGCCAGCGTGCACAGGCATTGCTTGGAGAATTTGGTTTGACCCCTGCCGCGAGATCCAAGGTATCCGCTGGTAAATCACCTGAAGCCAATCCATTCGCGCAGTTTGCATGACTGACTACGTTGCTGTTGCGGAAAAGTACGCACGCGACATAACCAGCGGCAAGATACTGGCGAGCAAATACATCAAGCTTGCCTGCCGTCGCCATTTGGATGATTTGGATTGGCAATCCGAAGACGCCTTTGCATATCGCTTTGATGATGCCTATGCGGTTAAGGCCTGCAAGTTCATTGAGCTTATGCCACATACTAAAGGCAAATGGGCGCAAGAGCGCCAAACGCTGGTTATGCAGCCTTGGCAGGTATTTATGACGGTCTGCCTATTCGGGTGGATGCGCAGGAAGGATAACAAGCGTCGGTTTCGCAGGTTCCTTTTGTTGGTTCCCCGCAAGAATGGGAAATCGGCATGGGCTGCGGCGGTTGGCATTTACATGCTTTGCGCGGATGGCGAGTATGGTGCCGAGGTCTATTCGGGCGCGCGGAATGAGAAGCAAGCTTGGGAAGTGTTTAAGCCTGCGAGATTGATGGCGAAGAAAAGCCCACAGCTTTGCAGTAGTTTCGGAATTGATGTTAACGCGTCTAACATTTCGATCCTTTCAAACGGGTCTAAGTTTGAGCCGATAATTGGGGACCCGGGTGACGGTGCATCGCCTTCTCTGGCAATTGTGGACGAATACCACGAACACGACACGAACAAGTTATTCGACACCATGGAAACAGGCATGGGCGCGCGGGATCAACCATTGATGCTGGTGATTACCACGGCGGGCGACAATATCGCAGGGCCTTGTTATGAAATGCAGCAAGACGCGCAAAAGATGTTGGAAGGCACCCGTCAAGATGACGAATTGCTCGCTCTTATCTATGGCGTTGATGAGGACGATGATTGGACCGCCCCCGACATTCTGCGCAAAGCTAATCCAAACATGGGTGTTTCGGTTGGTGAGGATTTCCTTTTGGCGCGGCAACGTGACGCCATAGCGACCCCGCGCAAAACTGGCGTATTCAAAACCAAGCACCTTAATATGTGGGTGCAGTCGAGGGCCGCATACTACAATGTTCAGAAGTTCTCCGAGGCTGCTAACCCGAAATTGTCGATTGACCAATTCAGAGGCAAAGAGTGCATTATCGGTGTTGACCTTGCGGAAAAGCGAGATTTAACCGCAGTAGAATACACGTTTCGGCATGGTGAAGGGTTTGCCTGTTTCGGCAAATACTACGCCCCAGAGGAAACGATAGAAATGCCTGAGAACGAGCATTACAGGGCTTGGCGTGATGCTGGCCTATTGGTGCAAATTGACGGGGCTGTCATTGATCAGCGAGAAATTCTGGATGATCTCAAGGACGATATGAGCCGGTTTGAGGTTCGTGAGGTCAGTTTTGACCCTTGGCGATCAAGGCAAATGGCTGTTGAACTCATGGAATTAGGTGTCAATTGCATCGAGTTTCGTGGTAGTCCATCAAACATGAATGAACCTATGCGAGAAATGGATGCGCTTATAGCCTCTGGAAACCTTTTCCATGATGGAAACTTGCCATTCACATGGATGCTGTCAAACGTGATCAACGGAACGCGAACGGGCGACATGCACAGGCCAGCCAAAGAGCGCGACGAGAACAAGATTGACGGACCTGTTGCCAGAATGTTGGCGCTGGGCCGTTGGATGCTAGACGAAGCGGCCCCGGCGTCTCCGTGGGATGACGAGAACTTTGCCTTGGAGGTTGGTTGATGTTTGGATTTGGCAAGCGTGAAAAACGGGAGGCGACATTCACGCAATCCGAACCCCGCAGCTTTTTGGAGATTATCGGGCTTTCCGGTTCTAACGCTGTATCAATGGAAGATGCGCTTGGCGTTCCTGCGGTTTGGGCTGCGATCAATTTCCTGTCTGGTACAATCGCGGGGTTGCCTTTGAACGTTTACCAGCGTGACGCGCAGGGCAATAAGAAAAAGGTTGCCGCGACCAAAGCTAACCCCGTTGTCGAGATGCTTCATAGCAACGTAAACGATGCGTGTTCGTCTTTTCAGTGGCGTTTCGATATGTTCTCGACAGGCGTTCTGACTGAAGGCCGTTCTGTGACCTATATCGAGCGTGATGGCGGCGGGCGTCCTATCAATCTGTTTCCCCTGCCCTACGCCACGGTTGAGCGGCTTCCCAATGGTCGCAAGCGATACAAGCACAACAACAAAGTTTATGACGAGGCCGATGTTCTTGACATCCCGTTTATGCTCAAAGGCGACTTGCTGACGCACCGTTCGCCGCTTCGCCAGTGCGCTACGGCATTTGGCAAGGCTGTCAACGCAAACGAATACGGGTCCAAGCTGTTCAAGAATGGCGGGTTGCCTGCCTTTGCTTTGCAGGGTCCGTTTACCAGCGGCAAATCTGCGTCTCGTGCGTCTGATGATGTTGCAGAGGCCACAAAAGAGGCGGCGCGCAAGGGCGGCAACGTTTTGGCTATCCCTCTTGGACATGAACTAAAGCAGCTTGGCAGTGACCCCGAAAAGATGCAGCTTGTTGAAACTCAGGGCTTTGGTGTGATTGAGGCGGCGCGGGTTTACTCTCTGCCCCCGACATTCCTGCAAGACCTTTCACGGGCCACCTTCTCAAACTCTGAGCAGCAAGATTTGCACCTTGTAAAGCACACCCTTAAAAGGTGGGTTGAGCAGCTTGAGGCGGAAATGAACCTTAAGCTATTCGGGCGCGGGTCAAGCCGGTTTGTTGAATTCAACATGGATGGCCTCTTGCGTGGTGATTACAAAACACGCATGGAAGGCAACAGCACAGCCATTCAGACAGGCCAGCTAACGCCAAACGAGGCGCGCGCTATGGATAACAGGGAGCCGCTCCCAGGTGGTGATTCGCTGATGATCCAAGGCGCAACGGTTCCACTTGATGGACACACGGGGCAACCAGAACCTACAATGACAGCAACGGAAGGCGATAACGATGAACCTTGAAATGCGTGGCGGAATTCCCGCTGAAATTCGTGCTGATAGCGACGGGATCAAGGTTGAGGGATATGCTGCTGTCTTTGGCGAGCAAACCGACATTGGCGGAATGTTCCTTGAGGTCATTGAGCGCGGCGCGTTTACGGATGCAATCGGGCGTGACGACGTGGTATTTCTGATCAATCACGATGGCTTGCCATTGGCGCGCACCCGATCCGGCACGCTGAAACTGACAGAAGACGAACGCGGCCTTAAGATTGAGACCATGCTTGATCCTGAAGACCCTGACGTGAAGTCAATCGCGGGCAAAATGAAGCGCGGTGACTTGGACAAAATGTCCTTTGCGTTTTATCCTGATGTTCAGGAATGGGATGAAAGCGGTGATTTGCCTTTGCGCACAATCAAGCGTGCGTCCTTGCATGATGTTAGCATTGTGACGACGCCAGCATATGAGGGAACGGAGATTGCGCTACGGTCATTGAGCGCATCACGGAAAAAAACCGACATGCCGACCCGCAACCTTGCGCAAGAAATTCAGACACGGCAAATTGCACTTGCTGCATTGCCATACGAATAACAGCGGCTCCCGTTGTTTGCCCACACCCCGCGCATTGGGCACGCGCTGGAACGAACGTTGTGAAACGTCCTGTCCTACTTAATGGAGGCCTAAAATGGCTACTTTGAAAGAACTGCGGGAGCAGGCAGCGAAGACGCTGACTGAAGCTCGCTCAATCAACGATGCAATCTCTGATGCCGCGACACCAGAGCAGCGCAAAGAGGCGGAGCAATCCGTTGATAAAGCGCTTGCAGAGGTCACTGATATCGAGGCGCGTGTTGAGCGTCAGAGCAAACTTGAGGACGCTGAAAAGCGCGTAGAGGAAGCCCGTGCGGAAGCTGAGCGTCAAGCGCGTAATAGCAAGCGCCCGAACCTTGACCCCGGCCAAACGACACCCGGCGGCGATATGGATTACCGCACTGCGTTTCACGAATACATTCGCAGCCAAGTGCCGGACGCAGAACCGCTTTCTGCCGAGGCCCGCAGCGTTTTGCGTCAAGGCTATGCCAAAATTGAAGCGCGCGCACAGGTCACAACCAATGCCGCCGGCGGTTATTCCATTCCAGAGCAAATGCTGGAACGCGTGATCGTGTCCATGAAGGCATTCGGTTCGATGTATGACCCAACTGTCACGACTGAGCTTGTCACGGCGGGCGGCAATCCCATGCCATTCCCAACGGTTGACGATACGGCAGTCACGGCAGGCAGTCACACCGAGGGTGCGACCCTCACGGATGATGGTGGAAAGGATGTAACGTTCGGCCAGAAAGCCTTGGGGGCATACGCGTTTGACACTGAATGGCTGCGCGTATCCAAGGAACTTGCTGATGACAGCTTCATTGCGATGGAAACGTTTATCGGCGGCTTGCTTGGTGAGCGTCTTGGACGGATTGCAAACTTGCAACTGACACTTGGTTCTGGCTCGTCCGCACCGAACGGCATCGTTACTGCATCTGGCCTTGGCGTTACTGCCGCTGGCACGGCTGCGTTGACATGGGATGAAATCATTGATCTTGAGCATTCGGTTGATCCTGCATACCGCGCGGGTCCGAGCGTTGGATACATGTTCAATGACAGCACGCTGAAAGCAGTTCGCAAGCTGAAAGATGGCGACGGCAACTATCTCTGGCAGATGGGCAACGTTCAAGGCGGCGTTCCTGCATCCTTTAATGGCCGTCAATATTGGATCAACCAAGACATGGCGTCTCTGGCGACAGGCAACAAAGTCATGTTGTTCGGTGACATGTCGAAGTACTTTGTCCGCAAGGTTGGTCAGCCTTTGGTTGGCGCTATCCAAGACAAGGACTTCTGGCCCGGCTTTGGCATGGCTGGATATATTCGCTTTGATGGCGAGTTGTCCGATGCGGGCGCAGTCAAGCACCTGATTACAGCTTAATCGGTTTCTTGAGGGGCTGGGCAACCGGCCCCTTTACCAAACTGACAAAGGAGAAATGCCATGCAAGTCAAGTTACTGGTTTCACGCGCAACGGCTTCGGGTTCTGAAACCCGTGGCGATATTGTTGACGTTGACAATGCCGAGGCCATTCGCATGATCGAAGCGGGTCAGGCCGAGGCCGTGAGGTCTTCAAAGGCACCTGAAAAGGCTGTTAAGCGGTCCAAGTTTGAAAAGGCTGCTAAGTGATGCTTTACCGCTCTGTTGCCCCTGTAGAGACGCCAATCACGCTTGCAGAGGCTAAAATGCACCTGCGCGTGGATAGCAGTGACGAAGATGATTACATCACAGCCCTAATCGCGGCTGCGGTGTCGTTGCTGGACGGGCAAGGGGATCTTGGTCGGGCGATGGTAACTCAAACATGGCAGCAATGGGTCGGGCCTTCTCCTGCATCTGTCAGGCTTCTTATGGGGCCGTTTATCGCATTAACTTCGGTTGATTATTACGACACAGACAGCGTGTTGCAATCCGCGACGTTAACGGACTTTGAGGCACGTTTAGACGGTGATTTCGTTAGAATTCACGCCAAAACAGGCTTTTCGTGGCCATCTACAACGTCCCGAGATGATGCAATCCGACTGACATTCACGGCAGGATATGGCGCTGCGTCGGCGGTTCCCGATGGGCTAAAGCACTCAATCAAGCTTATTGTGGGCCATTGGTATGCAAACAGGGAAGCTGCATCAGAAGTGACCTTAAAGGACATTCCCATAGCTGTTGACGCCATTGTAGGTAATGAACGGGTTCGATGGTATGGCTAACATGGGCGCTGGTAAATTGCGGCATCGCGTGCAATTCTTGCGCCAAGGGCCAGAGGTAGACGATGGTTACGGCAATGTCGTGACTGCGTTTGAACCCCTGTTCACGGTTTGGGGCAACGTGCGCGAAACCACGGGTAAAGAGCGCGTTGATGCGGGTTCTGTTGAGGGCATCCGCACGGCGACAATTCGGGTGCGTAAGAGCGCTGCGACGATGGGCCTTACTGGCGCGGATCAAGCTGTTGCGCGCGGCGAGACGTGGAACCTATCCGCCCCGTCCAATGTGGGCGACAATGACGCTTATTTGGACATTCTGGCAACCGCAGGGGGTGCGCAATGACAAAAATGACACCGGACGAATTTGCAAAGGCTGTTGCCGATCTGGCTGTCGAAAACCGTTTCCTGTTGACGGATTTGGCATTCAACAGCGATGAAAGGTTAGTGGGCGGATCTCATTCATATTTAGGCCTGCAAATAGGCACAATGGCAGAGCCTTGGCGTGTCGCTTTGCGCCCTACTAAATCCGCATGAAAAAGTCAGGCTTCGACCGCACTCAACGTATGCTGCGGAAAATCACGCCGGAAATTGAGGCCAAGTTTGCCACGGCCAACCGTGAGAACGCGGAGAGTGTCGCGGATCTTGCCAAGGTGCTTATTCCTAAGCGCACTGGCTTGAGCGCGGCGGCAATTCGGACAATCCCAGCGGATAATGGCGGGCAAATTGTTGACTTTGGCAAAAAGGCCAAGGTCATCGAAGGCAAGAACGCCCCCCGTCCATTTGTTAACCCTGCCATCAAGGCGACATCGAAGGCCCGCAAGGCCCGCAATCGCAAGGCAATTCGAGACGCAGTTAAGGCGGTGAAGTAATGCCAGATAGCTATGCCCTTGCCACACAAGCGGCCATCATCGGTGCACTTAAATCGGATACGGCAGTGACTGCATTGGTTGGCGCGCGGGTTTACGGGCGGCGGGTTCCGAACGAGGCGCAGCGCCCGTACATATGGATTAACGAGATCGTCGTGCGTGATTTGCGCAGCGATTGTGGCAATGCCGCGACGGTGACGTTTGGTGTCGAGTCGGTTAGTAACGATGTCCAGAGTGCAGATGTTATTGCATCGCGGTGTGCAGAGGCGGCAAATGCAGCCTTGGATACGCAGCCGATTGCGTTTGATGGCTTCACGTTGGTGCAGATCCACCGGCAGGCGGAAACCTCCGGCTCAGCGCAGGACGGGAAATCGTTTGAGGTTGTGACAGCATACCGCGCCATTCTTGATGGCTAACAGAATTGCAGGGGGAAGCCCCGCAAGCCCATATCCGGCCCTTGGGCAAGGCCGTGACCGAACGCTGTGAAGCGTCCAGTTCCATAAAAGGAGCCTACCCATGGCAAAGACGAACCCAGATCTTCTGTTTCTCAAAATCGGTGATGATTCAGACCCGATTGTATATTCCACACTTTGCGGCCTGAATAGTCGCAACCTGACACTTGATGGTGACACCATTGATGTGACCACGATTGACTGCACAGGCAGCGAAGCAAAGGCGTGGCGTGAGATGGCAAGCGGCCTGTCACAAATGAGCTTCTCAGGCAGCGGCTTCTTTGAGAACAAAGCGCAATCGGCTGTGCTTGTCGAAAGCAAAATGACAGGCACAGGCATTGTTCCCCTTGAGGTCACAGTGCCGGGCCTCGGTG